CTACCCATTGATGATTTACTTAGAGATATAGAGATACTACTACCTAGAATCTATGTGTGGAGTCACATCAGTGTGCTTGGTGGTGAGGCATTGATTGAACCAAGAACAAAAGAGGTCTTGAAGTTGATAAGAGATATGAGTGAAGGTGTGTATGTAAAAATATTCTCAAACGGGTTGCTAATACCACAGAATACTGATTGGATACTGCAACACATGAAGGAGGGTGGTATCTTCCGTATCAGTCTACATATACCACCATCAGACCCTAGAATAGGGAGAACTGATAATACTGGTGACATCACATACAAAAATGTCAGAGACTTTATAGAGATAGCAAAGAAAGAAGGAGTTGATATGAATTTACTTGAGATTTCAGAAAACTGGGACGACTTGTGGTTTGATCTGTTACAATGGAAAGACAACAAGTTTTATCCATGGGAGGACAATAACATAGATAAATCTTTTGAGTATTGCACTGCACCCAATGTTCAGTTATACTTAGGGAGACTATGGAAATGTCCTAGCATAGCGTACTTGCGAGAGACTCTTGTCTCTACAAGTCAGGTTGATGATCCAGTATGGCAGAAGTATCTGAACTACTACGCCACCCCTGTTGATGCACCTATAGAAGAACTGCATGCCATGGCAAATCAGGTTCTCAATCCACATGAGATCTGTAACAAGTGTCCGTCCGATCCCAAGTGGTATAGGGCAATCAAACAACTAAAAGGAGTCAAGAGTGTTGTCACCGTTTGATACTTACAAGGAGTACCTTGCGTATAAGAATCACTTTACAAAGGAGAAGTATGACTACCAGAGATATGGTGGTAAATCTAGAGCAAAGATAGATTCTTTTTACAAAAGAAAAGACAGGTATTTTTTTGAAAAGATGTCGAGAAAGTATAAAGATCCAGAGATTAAAAACTTTTTCCTTGCTAATTTTGTAAACACAGACAACCCACAAGGATTATGGATAGGTAATATCATGAGGTCTGGTGAAACTGTATACAAGGAGTGGCAAAAAAGAAACGAAAGTTTATTCTATCAGTTTAAACAGAAGTCTGATCAACTGATGGATCAGTATACTTACGATGAATTTTTTGACGCATCGAAAGGTCACCCACCTATACTAAAGGAGCACTTGGCAGGTAACGTAAGTGCAGAAGAGATGTGTGTCTATGAGAAATTGTTTGGATACTGTAAAGACTATGATAAACAATTGGACGACCCAGTATGGAAGGTAGTTGGTTTGAAAATAAGGAAGTACCTACCATTTCTAAATATTGACAAGGAAAAATACAAACGTTATCTTATGAAACGTATAAGGGAAAGACATGAGTAAATTTTTCGACTCAGAACATGTGAAGAACGAGATGGAGGAGATCACATCTCTTCAAAAAGAATTGTATGATGTGATTCTGAAGTTTCCAAAGATGAGTTCGGAAGCAAAAGTTGAGCACATAGATACAGTGATGGAACTACTTGAGAGACAACAAATTATGTGGACAAGACTATCACTGACAGATGATCCAGATGCGAAGAGGATGAAAGAGTATATCACAAACCACTCAAAAGAATTAGGTTTTGGTGACACTGATTTGCCGACAATATTTGCTAACATGAAACGTACCCTACAACAAGTTCAATCTAACCTCAAAAGATAATGTCATTTCTTGTACATAATTTACCACCGTTCTCGGTGTATGTGAAAAAAGAATTTTTATATGACCACCAGAAAGGTCATGGTGAAATTACACCTGGTACATGGATATCAGTCAAGAGTGTGCAGCACAAAGCATTGTACTTCGAGACACTGCTGTATGATTATGGTGCACTCTTTGACAAGTTACCAATCAGTGCCTTCGTATGGAAAAAGGACTATGATGTTGACAATCAATTACCTCTTGACCATCTACAGATATGGGATTGTTTTGACTACGATCTGACAGTCATAGAAAAACCATTACTCAATAGGTGTGAGTTCTTTGGTAAAGATAGACAGATGCATAAGGGGCAGTATTGTTTTACTATTGACAACTGTCATGCACAGTCATCCACATTGAACACAAACTATAGTCAGGATGATCCAGAGCACAAGTCATTTAATTGTATTGCATTAGATAACGGACAGTTTGCTTTACAACCTAACAATAGAGTCATATGGAAAGATCAAAGTCTTATCTCGGACAAAACAATACCACCAGACTTTGAAGTTTGCTCACAAAATTATATGGTAGAGAATTCAGACAAGTGGTCAGTTGGTCACACAACTGAGTGGGCATACAAATCTAAGTGTGAAGAGGATGAGACTTAGCGTTGTAAAATGGTGTAGTGCTACAATAATACCTATCGCTATGATATTTCATGTCATGGGATGGACTCCTTGGAATAGCATACTACAAATGTTTGGTGCTGCAGGTTGGGTCTATGTTGGCAATAAAACAGGAGAACGTGCTCTTGTTATGAATTTTTTACCACAATTTTTTATTATAATTCCTGGTCTTATTGTTCTTTATTTCAAATGAAGATTTACTTTGATGGATGTGCAAAGACTGGAGGGTACACACAACTCCCTGACTTTGGTAAAAAATATAGTGAATTATTGTGTGAAAAATTAGGTGCTGAAGAATATAATATTGCTCAAAGGTGTGGTAATAACAGAAGGATTGTAAGAAATTTATTAGAACATGATCTATCTGAGTTTGATTTATTTGTCATACAAATGACTAAAAGAAGAAGGTTTGAATATTTTGATGGCGACAGGTGGATTTCAATAGGATATGATGAGGGAAGATTGCCAAATAAAATTTCAGGTTTGACGGGAAAAAATATGGTGGATTTTATATCAAGAAGAGATGAAAATAATAATGTAATCAAGCATACAATGTGGGGTGATGATATTATAACTTCCAATGAAAAATGGGAGTTCACTGTCAATGATGTATCCGATGAACTCAGAAAGATGATAAAGTATTTACTCTATTACTTCAATAATATATACACGGAGGAGCAGGGAAAAATTGATGAAATGATGTGCTACTCCACTATCAAATCAATTCTCAAAAATCATAAACATATTATACTATGGATGGGAGGAGGTGATTGTGATGCTCCAGTTGATCTCAAGTATAAAAAGGGTGAGAAATATACAAGTGGACTTTACTTTGGTAGTGATAAACATCAAATGATCTACCATGATATTCTAGGATTACTATGAGAATATATTTTGATGGATGTTCATGGACATTCGGAGGAGAATTAGAAAAACCTTTTGAAGAGAGATTTTCAAAAATAATATGTGATGAGTTAGGTGCTCAAGAAATGAACCTATCTAGACCTGGTGGTTCCAATGATAGAATAGTAAGACAGTTATTGGTTGAAAATAATATAGAGGAATATGACTTAGCAATAATTCAAATGACATTCCCTGCTAGAACTGAATGGTATTCTGGTGTTGTAGGAAAAGATTTGTGGAAAAAAGTAAATCCAAAGTTTAATTATGAAACTTATATTCGTAATCAAGGAGTGCACCATGCAAAAGTTGACAAAACAATACGAGATAAGTTTGAGACGCACAAAGATTTTTGGAAGTATTGGTATATGAATGTTGCGAACGAAGTATTCTTTGATGTCAAAGAAAACATACACTTTCAAACAATTAGAAATCATTGTGAAGTAAAAGGTGTTCCCTTGATACTTTCTAGCATAAATCGTTGGTCTAAATTAGATTTTGATTTTATGTTGAATACTAAAGGACTAAAGGTTCATCAGTATGGTCATCCAACTAAAGAGAGTCATCAAAAGTTCGCTAAGATGATGCTTGACAAGATATAAATAGTATACTATACTAAACTTGCGTATGCAGGGTGTTAATCCACCAATCTATTCAATACGACGAATACTACGAGTCAAATTTATGACATTTGCAAATCTAAAAAAACAATCTCGCCTTGGCAGTTTGACAAACAAACTTACCACTGAAATCGAGAAGATGAATAAGAAAGGCACAGGCGGTGCCGACGAACGACTATGGAAACTAGAGGTCGATAAAGCAGGTAACGGTTATGCCGTTATCAGATTCCTACCTGCACCTGACGGTGAAGAACTACCATGGGCGAAGGTGTGGTCACATGCTTTCCAAGGACCTGGTGGTTGGTACATAGAGAACAGTCTTACTACTCTTGGTGGTAAAGATCCAGTATCTGAGTATAATCGTCTGCTATGGAACAGTGGCAACGATGCAGACAAAGACCTTGCACGTAAGCAGAAGAGGAAACTTACATACATTAGTAACATCTATGTTGTAAAGGATCCTACTAATCCTGAGAACGAAGGTAAAGTATTTCTATACAAGTTTGGTAAGAAAATCTTTGATAAACTCACAGCAGCAATGCAACCTGAGTTCGAGGATGAAGAAGCAATCGATCCGTTCGATTTTTGGAAGGGTGCTAACTTCAAGTTGAAGGCAAAGAATGTAGCAGGTTATCGTAACTACGATTCATCTGAGTTCTCTGCGACCAGTGCACTCCTTGATGATGACGATGCTCTTGAGGCGATCTGGAAGAAGCAATACTCTCTTGAAGAGTTCACTGCTGCTGATCAGTTCAAATCATATGGTGACCTTGAAAAGAGGTTGAATGCAGTGTTGAACACATCACGTCCACCAGTAGCAGCAGAGGTTGCAACTGAAGAGGAAGAGATAGTAACCGCACCACCAGAACCAGTGACTGCTAACGCAACTACTGATGACGATGCACTGTCATACTTTCAACGATTAGCAGAGGAGTAATCCTGTACCAAAATCGACTTTGAATTTCAAAAAACCCCGAAAAAAAATTCGGGGTATTTTTTACCCTTAAGGTTTTTTATGATAATTTTCAATGGTGATAGTTGGTGTTGGGGTTATGGATTGGAAAATAGAGATGACCGCTACGCTGCTGTAATAGCCAAAAAATTGAATATTGAATATATTGACTTATCTATGCATGGGTGCAGTAATCGTAGAATTGCTAGAACTACCCTAGAGCATGATATCACAAAATACGATTATGGAGTTATTTGTATGACTTACAAAAATCGGACAGAATTTCATTTGAACGGAAAATGGGAAAATATAAATCCTGGCAGAGGTAATGGTAGAAAGTATATTGAGTATTATAGAGATTATTATAGCGAAGAGTATGGTGACTCAGATGAGTTTATATTTAGACAGGCGATAATTGACCATTTCAAGGCAAATGGTGTAAAATTGATATTATTGACTGTTCCTAAAAATACCAAATTTAGTTATGATCTACATTTAGACGAACCTGACATACCTCGTGGAAAAACTCTACATCCCACAAAAGAAGGTCATGGTATGATAGCATCAAAGATTATCTCGGTTCTGCAATCCTGACGTTATCACCTTGCTTCAATTTACGATTCACAAACTGTGAACTATCTGTATACGTCATTATTTGCTTCATATCATCAATTATAAGACCAATATATTTTTTTCGTAATACGTTGATTGACCTTTTTGCATCATTTTTATCAATTTCATGTTTGAGATAAGATACTGACACTACATCATTTACAGATTGTACAACACCAGTATCATCAGTATATTTGTAAGTGAAATTAGAATCAACTGTCAAACCACCTTGCAGCAATAATATCCCTCTTGAATTACGGATTTCTTTTGTCTCATAATGATGTATCTCACCTAATTGATCCTTTGTATACTTATTATCCAGATATCTCTGGAATTCATATTGTCCCATCGGCCACTCATTTTGAACATTAATGATATTATTTGATAATAGCACCACCCAATCAAGTTGTTCATTATCATATAATTTTCTAGCGACTGTATCTGGTCTCTCATCGTCAAGAACCAAGTATTTGGAAAAGGCAGTAACACTACCATAAATGTCCTCTCTTATTCTACCCCTTTTGAAGAGGTTTACAAGTGTAATGTAATCGTAACTAGATCTCCTCTTATCTGAGAAAGAGGGAAGTTTTACATTGGGAAATAAATCGAAGTAGTTCATTAGAATCCTAGGTCATCCTCCGTAAATTTGTTTGTACCTCTTACATTGAGTCCAAGATCTTCTATGCTTGGATCTTGTTCATCCCCATCATTTAAGTTGTAATCATTAGCGAAGATTGGTGTCAATTCATTGAAATCAACTTTCATTGTGGATCTGACAGGTTGTGATCTAGCACCCTCATCCTCATATGATTGATATACACCATCAGGAGTAAAATCAATTTGTACGGATGTGAGTGCACAAATTTTAAAAGTATTCAGACCTTTAATTCTTCTATTATTATTTTTATAGCAAAGTCTGAATACATTTGGAGATCCAAGAAATAGTGAACCACCATTTCCAAAATCAGTGGTTTTTTGTGCCAACATACCCTGCCTAAACCATCTGTGAATCATTCTTACCACCTTTGCCTCTTCTGTGCTATTTGGTGCAAAATTGAATACAAACGAGAATGTTCTAAGTTGTGGACCTGCAAATAATAATTCCAAATTGGGGTTTATCGCAGCACCTGTTTCTCTAGTCAAAAATTGATCAACATCTACATTGATTCCAATTCTACCTAGAACTGATTTTGCAATAGTTGCATTTATAACAGCACCTGCATTTGCACCACCATTATTCTCTCTTAGTTGTTTTGATACGGTATTAAAGACGCTTCTTGCTTGAGAGGTACCATCAGTAAGAAGTTTTATGAGACCACCACCATCTTTTCCTACCAAATTACGAGTGGCACCTGATACTGCTTGAAATGCACCTAACTCTACTGCATTTGCTCTTCCTTCACCCCAATTTACACCTTGACTAACTCCCAATCTATTTGGTATGGGTAGAATACAACTGCCCATCGGATCACCAAAGGTATTTTGACCTCTTCTTATACCTTGTTGAAGAACATCACCTATGAGTCCCTTTGTGTATTTGGTTCTCTCTTCCTTCCCTGCATCATTATCTTCAAATTTTGGTGTTACTCCTAAACCAGGTTGAGGTGGTAGATACATGAATTGTTCGATAAAGATGTAATCTTGAGAACCATCACTACCTCCAATAGTAGGCACTCCCCTACTCAATCCATCCTCAAAACCAAATCCTCTACCAATAAACATGTCGATAGGATACTTGAGGTGTTTTTTGAATATATCTTTGTAATCACCAAATATGTCTTTAGGTTCTATCTTATTGTCATTTTTATTATCCTCAGTCTTAGGGGTATCATTTTCACCACCAGTTTCAGGTAAGGGGATTTCATCCCATGATTTATCTCCATATGCCAATTTTTTCATACCACTCTCTTCAAACGCTTCTTCAGCACCATCTTGAGTAGTATTCAAAGCTACTAGGCGAGTGCCATACGTATTCATCCTGTTACTATCATTTTGCAATTTTTTAAGCACTTCTTTATTTGTAACTGGCACAAAATACTCTGTTCCTGGATAAATGTAGTCATCTTTTATCTCTATCTTGAGAGACCTACCAAAGTTTCCATTCGCAGTATCAAGATCTATGGTTTCTCTATATGTTACACCATCAATAGTATATTTGATGGTATCTGTCAATCTTTTATTCTTACCAAATATTGATATGGGTGTATTTTTTTTCTTACTCATTTCAATATTCTCCTAATCTGTTGATTTGTACGACCAATTTCTATACTTCCCAAATCCGTGACAAACTGTTCAAGACGCATCTTTAACGCTTTATCTAAATCTTCTCCTTTAAGATGCAAAAACATGCCTTGAACATAAGATCTTAGGTATTTATTATATCCGTCTAACTTAGTAAAATCATTATCACCTATTATATAATCTAAAACACCTGACCTGTTCATTGGTTTGGTGTAGTGTAAATTCACACCATAGAAAGCATTACCTTGCATCGCCACAATATAAGTCATTGGATTTTTGTCATAAAAAGGTAATTGTTCAGCATATTTTGCAGAATATTGATATAACATCACTTCTCCCACCAAGGGTTGACCCACCACTACTGAGGTAGGAAATACATTTTTATATTCCAAGTTCTTTCTCCGTCAATATTTGAAATTCCCATCTTCTGTCCTTACAAAAATTCTCTGCTGCTTCCCACTTTGCTTGATTGGTGGCATAAGTATAAACCTCTGACACATATTTTTTTGTTCTCCTTTTTTGCATCTTAGGTTCTTTGACTTGTTTTGCAGGTTTGATTTCAACTACTTTTTCTCTGATTTTACCTTTTACATCCTTATATTTGACATAAAAATCAGGAAAATATCGATGAACTCGATTATCAACAGGTGATTTGTATGGTATGATAATTTCTTCAGATGACCACTTCAATATCTTATTATTTGTGTCACAGTATTTCATAAATTTCAATTCCCACAGTGACCTATACACGACTTCTCCTACGTCGCCTTTATACTTTTGACGGTTTTTGGGTCGGTATTTACCTTTATATGACATACATAGTATGTAATCATACTATATTTAGATGGCACAGAGGGCAGATGCGTTTAGATCTGGTAGATTTTACCTACCCACGGTAAATCTTACTGATCCAACGACTAAATTTGGTAATATAACACCTGCGTTAAACAATAATTATGATGTATTAATAAATTTTGCAAGTAATGATAAACTTAGAACTTTTATAAACCAACATGGTTTCTTTGATCAAAATGGTGGCACGTTCAATCCTGGTGAGTATCTAGCACTATTTTGTTCTGAGGCAGTTTTACCTGGTTCAGATTTACAAGCAGGTAAGGTAGATGGTCTAAGACAAGGTTTGTCACAAAACTATGCCACGTTTAGAAGATTTCCAGATGTTATACTTACATTTTATTCACAGACTGATTACTATACGAATGAGGTATTTAATGCATGGATGGAATTCATATCACCCACAAGGATAGATGATGGCACTTTTGGTCAAAGTATAGATGATAGAATCACTCACTCTCACAGGGGAGCAGCATACAGAAGGATGCAGTATCCTAGTAGTTACAAGTGTAATATAGAAATAACTGCGTTTAGTAAAGATACTAATGATGATTTCAGTAAATTAAACACCACAAGTAGATTCAACTTACAACTACCTAGTGCTATTACATATCATGTAATAAATGCTTTCCCTACTAGCATCGTCGCTGCACCACTGGCATATGGTAGAGCAGAATTGATCAAGACAACCATAACATTTAATTACGAGCAATACTTTACTCAGAGAGCAGCAAGAAAGGGTGCAATTTACGCAGAATCTGACGCAACTGAATCAAACGTAAGAACCGTCTAAATAAGGTACTAAATAAAGTTACTGAACAATATTATTATGCCTTTACCCAAGGTTGTTGCACCAACATTTGAATTGCAACTTATTACAGGTAAAAAAATAAAATACAGACCATTTCTTGTAAAAGAGGAAAAAATTTTATTGATTGCCTTAGAAGGAGGAAATGATGCAGATATCAGTGCCACACTCAAAACTGTGCTGAAATCTTGTATTATTACTCGTGGAGTGGATGTTGAAAAATTACCTAGTTTTGAATTAGAATATTTGTTTTTGAACATTAGAGGTAAATCAATTGGAGAATCAGTTGAACTCCTTGTGACATGTCAGGATGACAATGAAACCAAAGTGCCACTCAAAATAAGTTTATCTGAAATTAAATTAGATGTTCCTGACGGGCATACTGATATGATAAAGATAAATGATGACATCACCATAAAGATGAGATATCCATCAATGCAACAATTTGTGGATAATAATTTTACAGGTGCATCACTTGAAAATAATGAAGTGATTGATAAAGCGTTTGACACGGTTGTTGATTGCATTGACACTATTTTTACTTTGGATGAGGCATGGGCAGCATCAGATTGCACTAAGAAAGAGTTGGTAAAATTCATTGAGCAACTTAATTCTAAACAATTTTCTATGATTGAGGACTTTTTTGCTTCAATGCCTAAGTTACAATACAAGGGCACTGTGCATAATCCTAAAACAAAGAAAGACTCTGAAGTTGTAATTGAGGGTTTATCAAATTTTTTCGCATAATGCTATATCACACCAGCATTGATGCAATGTTGGAAACTAATTTCTCACTTATGCAACATCATAATTGGTCACTAGGTGATATAGAAAATATGATGCCATGGGAAAGGGAAGTATATGTGAATTATTTGGTGAAATTTCTTGAAAAACAAAAATTAGAAGCACAACAGAGACAAGCATCTAATGCAAACACCTGGTAGACAAGTTGAACCACAGACCCCTATGATTGCTATCAATCGTAGGGTGGATATGACTTTGGAGAGACTTACACAGGTTGAAGAGGATGTTGTTAAGATAGAAAGACCACAAAAAAGAATCTTAGGTAGTGTTATATCTCAATTTCAGACGATAAACAATAGTATGAAAGAGATGAGAGATCTCATCGATCAAGATATAAAGGAAAAGAAAAAATATTATAGAGAAGAGACAAAGATATTACGTAAGGATTCGAGGAATCTTCAAAGTCTCAACATGGGATTTGGTAGAAAGTTAGCAGCAGGTGCATTAGGTTTATATGGTCTATCACAACTAAGAGAGGGTAACTTAGGAGAGGGTGCTGCAGGTCTGGGTGGTGCTGCTGCATTACTTACACCTGAGATTCTTGGTGTAATATCTACAGTTGTTACAACAAGTCTTGTAAAAAGAGGTCTTTTAGGTAGGGGTGCTGGCATGGGCACCATGGGTTCAAGGGTAGCAGGTGCTTCAAAACTTAAAAATCCACTTCTTATAACTGCTGCACTTGCTGCGTCATTCATCTTACCTGGACTTGTGAATGCCAATCAAAATGCTGATAGAAGAAGACAACTTGGTGCTACCAGAGTAATACGGGGAAGAGAGACAATAAACAAACCTGATGTAGAAAGATTCAGGGGTATACTGACACGTTTTGATGGTATATTATCTAATATATCTTTGGAAAGAAGAAGAAAGGGTAAGGATACTATAGAGGAGGATATTCTTGATGAATTAGATAATGATAAAGATAA